AACATCAAGAAGTTATTTCTAGTTTAGAGAAACTATAATGGCACAACCATCTACTCGACAAGAACTCATAGATTACTGTAAAAGAAAACTTGGTTCTCCAGTATTGGAGATTAACGTTGCCGATGAACAAGTAGAAGATCTTGTCGATGATGCGGTTCAGTTTTTTCAAGAAAGACATTTTGATGGGGTTTATCCTACATTTTACAAGTATAAAGTAACAAAAAATGATATTGATAGGGGAAGAGCAAAACCAAATACAGATGGTTCTGTTGGAATAGTAACAACAAATGTAACTTCTAATGTAGTTGGAACTGCAACTACATTTTCTTATTTTGAAAATAGTAACTATCTACAAGTTCCTCCTAATATTATTGGTGTAAATAAGATCTTTACTTTTGATGGAGCAAATACTATCACTCATAATATGTTTAGTGTAAAATATCAGTTATTTTTAAATGATATTTATTATTGGGGAACCACAGAACTTCTTAGTTATGCAATGGTTAAAACCTATCTTGAAGATTTGGATTTTCTTTTAAACACAAATAAACAAATACGTTTTAATAAAAGACAAGATAGATTGTATTTGGATATTGATTGGGGATCGGTATCGGAAAATCAATACTTTATTATCGATTGTTATTCAACATTAGATCCAAATGATTACTCAAGAGTTTGGAACGATTCATTTTTAAAACCATATTTAACCGCATTGATCAAACGTCAGTGGGGGCAAAATCTTATTAAATATGCTGGGGTCAAACTTCCGGGAGGAATAGAATTTAATGGTAGACAACTTTATGATGATGCACAAAGAGAAATAGATATTTTAATGGAGAAAATGTCTAGTACATATGAACTTCCACCATTAGATATGATTGGATAAAATATATGCTAAATCCATTTTTTCTAAACGGATCAAGACCAGAACAAAGTCTAATACAAGACTTAATCAATGAACAACTAAGAATGTATGGTATTGAAGTTCATTATCTTCCAAGACAGTACATCACAGAAAAAACGGTTATAAAAGAAGTTATAGAATCTGCATTTACTAATGCTTATCCAATAGAAGCATATGTAAATACTTATGAGGGATATTCTGACAATCCGACCATACTATCAAAATTTGGAATACAAGCACTTAATGATATAACTATAACTATTTCTAGAGAAAGATTTAAAACCTATATTTCGCCACTAATTGAAGAACAGTCAGATATTAAGTTATCTACAAGACCAAAAGAAGGTGATTTGATATATTTTCCGTTAGGTGATCGTTTATTTGAAATAAAATATGTTGAGCACGAAAAACCCTTCTATCAACTTCAAGGATTGTATACCTATGAATTAAGATGCGAATTGTTTAGGTATGAGGATGAGGTTATTAACACTAGTATTGAAGATATTGATGATAATATAAACGGAACTGATAATAATTCTATTGCAATCGGTAATCTACAAAAACTTATAATGGTTGGTGTTGGAGTTACTGCGACTGCGATTGCTAGCATTGTGAATGGTGGAGTTAGATCCATAACAGTAACTAACCGAGGTGGAGGATATACTAGTATTCCTACCGTTGGAATTTCTTCCGCACCTTCTAATGGAAAGACTGCGAGTGCAATTCCTCAGATGATAAGTGGAATAGTTGTATGTAATGATAATACAAACCCAAATGCAAAGTCAGTCCAAAGTATTCAAGTAGTAAATGCCGGATATGGATATACATCCATACCCAGTGTAAGAATTTATGGTGGTGGAGGAAATGGAGCAACCGCAACAGCAACTATTGGTGATGGAATAGTCGGTATAATAAGTGTCACTAACTTAGGATCTGGATATACAAATCCACCTGCAATTATTTTTAGTGGAATTTCTTCAGTGTCTGCGGCCGCAACTGCTGTGATATCAGAATCGGGAGGAATATCTCAAATATACATTACAAATGCTGGTTTAGGGTATACCGAGTCTCCATCAATTCAAATTGGGAGTCCTTCATTAAATTCATCAGGAAACTTTATTTTCAATGAAATTGTTGTTGGATCTCAGAGCGGAGTTAGTGCAAGAGTGAAGTATTGGAATTCTATTTCAAATGTACTTGAAGTTTCTCAGGTAAATGGTAATTTTATTCCAGGAGAAAATATTGTGGGATCCGCATCAAGCGCATCTCATTATCTAAGATATATTGATACATATTTTGTTGAAGATGGATATTCTTCAAATGATGTTATAGAAGAAGAAGCGGATAAAATTATAGATTTCAGTGAAAATAATCCTTTTGGTATGCCTTGATTATATAAATATAAGTTATTAATTTGATTAAATAGTACTATTATAAGTTACCAATATGTTTGAATATTTTTATAACGAAATTTTAAGAAAAACTGTAGTTGCTTTTGGATCTTTATTTAATAATATAAGTATAAAACATACTAATAATTCCGGTGAAGTAACAAGTATTATCAAGGTTCCATTGGCATATGGACCAACACAGAAATTTCTTGCAAGACTTCAACAGTCTCCAGATTTAAGTAAACCAGTTCAGATAACATTACCTAGAATGTCATTTGAATTTACCGGTCTAACTTATGATTCCACTAGAAAATCAACAACAACACAAACTTTTACTTCAAAATCCGCAGAAGATGGAACTGAAATAAGAAAAACATACTTACCAGTTCCATACAATATGCAGTTTGAACTGAGTATTATGGCAAAATTAAATGATGACGCTCTTCAAATAGTAGAACAAATTTTACCATATTTTCAACCAGCATATACAATGACGGTTGAGATGGTTGATTCTATTAATGAAAAAAGAGATATCCCAGTAGTTCTTGAAAATATAACTATGCAAGATGACTACGAGGGTGATTTCAGTACAAGAAGAGTTCTTATTTATACTTTAAGATTTACGGCAAAAACATATTTATTTGGTCCTACCGCAAGTGCATCAAAAGATATTATCAAAAAAACATCAATTGGTTTTATTGCTGGAGATACTATTACTTCTCCTACAAGAGAGGTTGTTTATTCAGTAGAACCAAGAGCAATCAAAAACTACACTGGTACTATTTTAACAAATCTTTCTAAAGATATTTCCGCCGAAGAGGTTTTACTACCAGTTAATGATGCATCTTCCATTTCTATTAATACTTATCTCGAAATTGAGGGAGAAGAGGTATTTGTAAAATCAAAATCAGGAAATATTTTAACTGTTGATAGAGGAAGAGACAATACTACTATCACTTCTCACCTTTCAGGTGCTCAAGTTAAATCAATAACTGCTGCGGATAATGTATTGATTGAAGATGGAGATGATTTTGGTTTTAGTGGTTCTATATTATGAAAATGTCAAAAAAGTTTGATGGATTAAATGATACTTTCAACGTTGATGGAGAAATAGTCTCAATTGAAAAAGAATCAATTCAAGAAAAAATAGAAGTAATTGCATCAACTGCAAATGATATTGAAAAAGATTATGACTATGCAAGAGGAAATTTATATTCTCTAGTAGAAAAGGGACAAGAGGCAATTAATGGAATACTTGAGTTAGCTCAAGAAAGTGAAATGCCAAGAGCATATGAAGTTGCTGGCCAATTGATTAAAAATACAAGCGAAATAGCAGAAAAACTTATGGCACTTCATAAAATTAGAAAAGATGTCGAAGAGGAAAAGGCAAAAGGACCAACTACAGTTAATAATGCTTTATTTGTAGGGTCAACTGCAGAACTAGCAAAACTTTTAAAACAACAATCCCAAGACAACATAGAATAATAAATAGATAAAAGTCAATTCATATTGATGCCCAAAATTAAGTCGCATAAAACAGTTGAGCAAATTGCAAAGAAGCATCTTCTTGATGTTTCTTTCATACAAAAGCAACTTGACATGGGCGAACCTATTGAACATGAGCACACTAAAGACCACGAACTTGCCCGTGATATTGCTTTACAGCATCTTGACGAAATTCCAGATTATTATACTCGCCTGAAAAAAATGGAAGCAGATGCTAAAAAGCATCATAAAAAGTTTAAAGATATTAAAGAAGGAAATCTACATAAATGGTATCAAAGTAAATCGAAAGAAGGAAAACCGGGTTGGGTCAATGTAGTAACTGGTGGCACATGTGCAAGTGATGAATCAGGTGAAGGTGTCCCCAAATGTGTTTCTTCTGAAAAGAGAGCAAGTATGACTAAAGCACAAAGACTTTCTGCAGCAAGAAGAAAAAAAGCAGCAGATCCGGGTCAGCAGCAAAAAACAGGAGCTGCAAAACCAACATATGTTTCTACAGATAAACCAAAAGAGAAAATGAAAGAAGAAATGGATGTACAAGAGGCAAAAGATAAAAAAGGCAAAGGTAGTGGCACCAAAGATGCTTGCTATCATAAAGTAAAATCACGTTATGATGTTTGGCCAAGCGCATATGCATCTGGAGCACTAGTCAAGTGTCGCAAAGTTGGCGCAGCAAATTGGGGATCCAAATCCGAAGCAGTAGAAGAGCAAAGATATTGTCCATTGTGTGATAAAAGAGAGACAAGATCTGAGTGTTCTTATGGTGGCAAAGCATGGGACAAAGTTTCCATCAAAGACCATGAATATTCAATGGCAAGATCCGAATTAAAAACCATTGTTGATGCAGTAAAAAGATTGCAGATGAAAGTTGGTAAGGGTGAAGGAGATTTGGAAGCATGGGTACAATCAAAAATTACAAAAGCAGCAGATTACATTGATACCGCAGCAGATTATGTTGCTAGTGGTGAAATGGAGGAGCAAAAGTTAGTTGATAAAATTGTGGATGAGATGAAGTGCTGGCCTGAATATAAAAAGAAAGGTACTCAAAAGTTATTTGGAAAAACTTATAATCGTTGCGTAAAAGCAGAAGACGTAACTATTGAAGATGCCGATGGAAATACTTTTGCTGAGATTGTTGATCTGATTAAACCAGAACCTATTAAAGGATTTAAATCTCAAATAGAAGAAGCAACAAGACTTCAAGCACAAACTGGAAACGTAGTTGCAGTTACTCTTTCTTGGAGAGGAAAATATTATGGAATGAAAATGTTTTTCCCCCAAGTTAAGACTCCGACAAAAAAAGAGATTAATGATGAACTTCAAAAAGTTTATCCCGGATCCGTAGTTTTATATCATACTATTTCAGAAATTAAACCAGGTCAACCACTCATTCAGGTATTTGGACCACAAGGAGGAAGTTTTGGAAACCCAGGTCCAAGTAAAAATTATGTGAAGACCATGGGAGAAGAAGTTAATATCGATGAGGATTGGCAATCGGTAAATAGAAAAGATAGAACTGCAGGATTAAGTCAAAAAGCAGTAAATGCTTATCGTAGAGAAAATCCAGGTTCAAAACTTCAAACCGCAGTTACAGAAAAGAATCCAGAAGGTAAAAGAGCAAAAAGACGTGCATCTTTTTGCCGTAGGATGAAAGGTATGAAGTCTAAACTAACTTCAGCAAAAACTGCAAGAGATCCAGATAGCAATATCAACAAAGCACTTCGTCGTTGGAACTGTAATTAATAGATAGGTTTTTATTATGTCAAATGATGTTTATCTTGGTAATCCGCTTCTAAAAAAAGCAAATACTCCTATTGAGTTTACTCAGGAACAAATTCTTGAGTTTGTTAAGTGTAAAGATGATCCGGTTTATTTTGCAAATAATTATGTAAAAATTGTTACTCTGGATCATGGTCTTCAAACATTTAAACCATATCATTTCCAAGAGAAGTTAATCAATAACTTTCATAATCACAGATTTAATATCTGCAAGATGCCCCGACAGACTGGTAAATCAACCACTGTGGTGTCCTTCCTGCTTCACTATGCCGTCTTTAACGATAATGTTAATATAGGCATCCTAGCAAACAAAGCAGCGACAGCCAGAGAGCTCCTAGATAGGTTACAGACCGCTTATGAAAACTTACCAAAATGGATGCAACAAGGTATCATATCCTGGAATAAAGGTTCTCTTGAACTTGAAAATGGAAGTAAGATCTTGGCTGCTTCTACTTCTGCTTCTGCAGTTCGTGGTATGTCATTCAATATTCTATTTTTGGACGAATTTGCGTTCGTTCCTAATCACATTGCAGATTCATTTTTTGCATCAGTATATCCAACAATTACTTCAGGTAAACAAACCAAAGTAATCATAGTTTCAACTCCGCACGGTATGAATCATTTCTACCGCATGTGGCATGATGCTGAAAAGGGTAAAAATGAATATGTATTTACGGATGTTCATTGGAGTGAAGTTCCCGGAAGAGATGATGAATGGAAAAAGCAAACAATCGCTAACACTTCTGAACAGCAATTCAAAGTTGAGTTTGAATGTGAGTTCTTAGGATCTGTAGATACTTTGATTGCTCCATCTAAACTTAGATCTCTTGTATACGACCACCCAAAGAAAAGTAGTGGTGGATTGGATGTATATGAAAACCCTACAGAGAATCACGATTATTTAATTTCAGTTGATGTTGCTAGAGGTGTTGGAAATGATTATTCTGCATTCACTATAGTTGATATAACCACATTTCCCCACCAAGTGGTAGCAAAGTATAGAAACAATGAAATTAAACCAATGCTTTTTCCTAGCATTATTGTGGATGTGGCAAAAAACTACAATAACGCATACATCTTATGCGAAGTTAATGATGTTGGAGACCAGGTGGCATCGATAATTCATTATGATTTGGAATATACTAATCTTCTTATGTGTTCTATGAGAGGAAGAGCAGGTCAAATAGTTGGGCAGGGGTTTTCTGGAAAAAAAACCCAACTTGGAGTTAAGATGTCAAAAACTGTGAAAAAGGTAGGGTGTCTTAATCTAAAAACTATGATTGAAGAGAATAAACTTCTCTTCAAAGATTATGATATTATGAGTGAGTTAACTACATTTATTCAAAAACATAATTCATTTGAAGCAGAAGAAGGTTGTAATGACGATTTAGCGATGTGTTTGGTTATATATGCTTGGTTGGTTGCTCAAGATTATTTTAAAGAACTGACAGATCAAGATGTTAGAAAAAGACTTTATGAAGAGCAAAAAAATCAAATAGACCAAGATATGGCACCATTTGGGTTTATATCCGATGGGTTAGATGATGCAAGTTTTATAGATAAAGATGGGGATAGATGGTTTACGGATGAGTATGGGGATATGTCTTATATGTGGGAATATCATTAATGGATTTAGATAAACAAATAAGATTTGGACATTTATTACTCACAGATAGAAGATGTAGAGTGTGCGGTGAGGTTAAAAACTTAATGGATGAATTTTATAGAATAAGAAAAGATAGGGGACCTGTAGCATCTTCTTATTCTTACGAATGTAAACAGTGTACAATACAAAGAGTTATTGGATTCAAGAAAAAGAAACTAAATTCAATTAAATGGGAATATCCAGATTGGTAGATATTCACGTCAAGTTTCCCCTATGTAAAGTAAGTTTTTAATAAATATTTTTTAGATAAACTGAGACTTACGGAGAAAAAAATGGCGACTCCTCAATTATCTCCTGGTGTACTAGTCAGAGAGGTTGACTTAACTGTAGGAAGAGCTGATAATGTTCTAGATAATATTGGAGCAATTGCGGGTCCTTTTGCAATTGGTCCAGTTGATCAAGCGATTGACATTACAACGGAACAACAATTAATTAACACATTTGGAAAACCAATTTCAACTGATGGACAGTATGAATATTGGATGGCAGCATCCTCCTTCCTTTCATACGGTGGAATTCTTAAAGTAGTAAGAACTGGAGGAAACACTCTTAATAATGCAAACGCAAATAGAAGCGGTATAAGCAGTTCTTCTTTACAGATCAAGAACTATGATAATTACCTTTCTAGTCATTCATCAGATTCTGTTACTTGGGGATTTGCCGCTAAAAACCCAGGAACTTGGGCAAATAATCTTAAAGTTTGCATGATTGATGATAAGGCGGACCAAATTATACAAATAACAGATTGTGAGTGTTTTTCTGTTGGAATGGCAGTAACAACAACCCTATCAAATCAAACTATTGCAGGTGTTGGAACAACAACCCAGTTCAATGGATACTTAAAGGGTATTATTACTGGCATCAATACCTCAGCAAGCACTATAGACGTAAAGGTAGTATCTAGAGTTTCTTCTACTGGAACTGAGACTCCGATTACATATTCTGAAAGAAGTCAAACATCTTCATTTAGACCAGGAAATCAAATTAAAATAATTGACTCGAATGGAGAATCCCAACACAATGAGACATTAAATTCTTCAGAACAAACTGTATTGGATTGGTATAATGAGCAAACTTTACAACTCACTAATTCAACAATCTATTGGAGATCTATAGCCGATAAACCAACAACAAATAATTATTCTTTATCTAGAAATGGAAAAAATGATGCACTTCACGTTGTTGTTATCG